AATATTTTACAAGAAAAAAAGCTAACGAAGATAAAAGAGCTATGGCTGCATATGGTGGCAGAATGCAATATGGAGATGGTAATCCAGGAGCAATGGGTAATCCTGCAGTTGTTGGACCTAAAATGTCTGGTGAAGAAATGAGAGAATTTATGATTATGAATCCTGGTATTGAAGACGTTGCAGATTACAAATCTTACTATAAAAAATTAAAAGCTCAAGACGAAGAAATTAAAAGAATGCTTGAGAAGGCAAAAAAAGAAAAGAAAAAATTAGCTAAAGGCGGTATTGCAGGAGTTCTGTAATGCCTGATATTCTTCCTAAACCTAAACCAAAACAATACACTAAAATTTTAGATATGCTGAATACAAAAGCAGCAGCTAATCAATTCAGTCCTAAAACATATATAAATTTAGTTGGTGAGTTTTCTAAAAAAGCTTATGACAATGGTGAGCTCTCAGAAAAAGAATACATGAAAATAATTCAACCTTTATTCGGTGATACCGGAATCATGGCATCGGATAAGATAAAAAAATACGAAGACGAACTTAATAAATATGCTAATGGAGGTAGAATAGGTTTTCTAGATGGTGGTGACACTGCATATAATGCAATGGTTACAGAAGCGTATATTAAAGCCGGAGGCAAGGATGCAACTGGTATGGATATAGATACATTTGCAGAAAAGTATTTTAAAAAGTTTAATCAAGGTGGTAGAGTTAATTACAATGAAGGTTCTCCGGACACTGAAAAAATAAGGGATAAAGTTATAGAAATTATGGATGCTGAAGGTCTTGATTTTGGAGAAGCTTTTAAATTAGCAATGAAGGAATTAAATAGAGAAGCAAACTCATCAAATGATTAAAAGGTTAACTACAACAGTGCCTCCGGAATCAGGGCCCCAGAGTCAGGGCTTGAATATTTCCTATAATACTGTTAAAGAAGTAATACATACGGAGAAAAAATATAATGGCAGATATAGACAAAGCGCTTCCAAACGAGCCTCGAAAAGAACTTGAGTTACCTGGTCAAGAAGAAGTTCAAGAACAGATTGTAGAAGAAGTTGAAAAAGTTCAGGAATCACCTGATGATATTGAAGTTTCAGAAAATGAAGATGGATCAGTAGACATAAATCTTGATCCTGCTGCAGCATCACCTGAAGGCGGTGATGAACATTATGCAAACTTAGCAGAATTTTTACCTGATGAAGTTTTAGCTCCATTAGCATCAGATTTAAATTCTAAGTACATGGATTATTCTGCATCAAGAAAAGATTGGGAAAAAACTTATACAACAGGTTTAGATTTATTAGGTTTCAAATACGATAATAGAACAGAACCATTTGCAGGTGCAAGTGGTGCAACTCACCCAGTATTAGCAGAAGCAGTTACACAGTTTCAAGCATTAGCATATAAAGAATTATTACCGGCAGATGGTCCAGTTAGAACTCAAATTTTAGGTGTACCTACTCCAGAAAAAACAGACCAAGCAGTTAGAGTTAAAGATTTCATGAATTACGAAATCATGGAGAAGATGAAAGAGTATGAACCGGAGTTTGATCAAATGTTGTTCAATCTACCTTTAGCAGGTTCTGCTTTTAAAAAAGTATATTACGATGATATGGAACAAAGGGCCGTATCAAAGTTTGTACCAGCAGATGATTTAATTGTTCCGTACACAGCTACCTCATTAGATGATGCGGAAGCAATTATTCATCGTGTAAAAATCTCTGAAAACGAATTAAGAAAACAACAAGTAGCAGGTTTCTATAAAGATGTAGATGTTGGAAAACCACAAGACAAAGAAACTGATGTTGAGAAAAAAGAAAGAGAACTTGAAGGAGTTTCAAGAACTGCAAAAGATGAAGATGTATTTACATTATTAGAATGTCACGTTGATTTAGATTTAGAAGGATTTGAAGATATGAATCAAGAGACTGGTGAGCCCTCAGGAATTAAAATACCTTATATTGTAACTTTAGTAGAAGGGTCTCATGAAATTTTATCTGTCAGAAGAAATTATGAAATAGGTGATGCTAAAAAAACTAAGATACAATATTTCGTACATTTTAAATTTTTACCTGGTTTAGGTTTTTATGGTTTTGGTTTAATTCACATGATTGGTGGATTATCAAGAACTGCTACAACTGCATTAAGACAATTATTAGATGCAGGAACTTTATCTAATTTACCTGCTGGATTTAAAATGCGTGGTATTAGAATTAGAGATGATGCACAATCAATTCAACCTGGTGAATTTAGAGATGTAGACGCACCTGGTGGAAATTTAAGAGATTCATTTATGATGCTTCCATTTAAAGAACCTTCACAAACTTTATTAAGTTTGATGGGAATTGTGGTTCAAGCAGGTCAAAGGTTTGCATCAATTGCAGATTTACAAGTTGGTGATGGCAATCAACAAGCAGCAGTAGGAACTACAGTTGCTCTACTTGAAAGAGGAAGTAGAACTATGTCAGCTATTCACAAAAGAATTTACTCAGCTTTAAAAAATGAATTTAAAATTTTAGCTAGAGTATTCAAGTTATATCTACCGCCGGAATATCCGTATGATGTAGTTGGGGGTCAAAAAACGATTAAACAATCGGACTTTGATGATCGAGTAGATATATTGCCAGTTGCTGACCCTAACATTTTCTCACAAACACAGCGTATTTCACTTGCGCAAACAGAACTCCAACTGGCACAATCTAATCCACAAATGCATAATCTATATGCTGCATACAGAAATATGTATGAAGCGTTAGGTGTAAAAAATATTGATAATGTTTTAATTAAACCAATGCAACCTACACCAAAAGATCCTGCATTAGAACATATTGATGCATTAGGTGGAAAACAGTTTCAAGCATTTCCAGGTCAAGATCATAGAGCTCATATCACTGCTCACATGAATTTCATGGCAACAAACATTGCAAGAAACAATCCAATGATTATGGCTTCATTAGAGAAAAATATTTTTGAACATATTTCTTTAATGGCTCAAGAACAAATTGAAGTTGAGTTTAGAAATGAATTACTTCAGTTACAACAAATGCAACAAGCTATGCAACAGAACCCACAAATGGCTCAACAAATACAAATGCAAGCAAAAATGCTACAGGAAAAAATTGAATCTAGAAAAGCTGTATTGATTGCTGAGATGATGGAAGAATTTATGAACGAAGAAAATAAAATTACTTCACAATTTGATAATGATCCTATTGCTAAACTAAGATCAAGAGAATTAGACCTTAGAGCAATGGAAAATGATAGAAAAGCAAAAGAATCTGAAGAGAGAATAAATCTTGATAAGATGAAAGCAATGATGAATCAATCAAATCAAGAAGAAAAACTTGAACAGAACGAAGAATTAGCAAATTTAAGAGCTGATACATCAATTGAAAAAACAATTTTAAGTAAAACTCTTCCAAGCACTGACTCAATGATGAAAAATCAAGGTAATATGATGCCTAATATTTCAATTATGAGAAAAGGAGACGAATAAATGAGAAAAAAAATGACAAAACCAGAAAAAAAGGTTAAAAAGGTCATGAGGGAATTCAAAAAAGGTGAATTACCGATAGGCAAGTCGAAGAAAAAGGTAAAAAGTCGTAAACAAGCGATTGCAATTGCTTTATCTGAGGCTGGCAAATCAAAAACAAGGAGATAAAATGCAAAAACTAAATAATATTAAAGAATATAAGTGCGCAGATCAGGAAATTGAGATTGATCCAAGATCAAAAACAACTGCTGACAAAGCTTATAACTATATTGGCACTGGTGGACCTGAAATGGAAGTTAAAGGTCAAGGTGCAGTATTAAAAGAAAAGAAAAGAAGTTCAAAGGCGTACTAGTATGTGGTTCAGCGCTATTAAATTAGCCGCACAAGCTGGCTCTCACATATTTAAAAACCGTCAAAAGACAAAAATGTTGATGGCGGATGCACAAATGCGTCATGCAGAAAAAATGGCAAATGGTGAAGCTGAATATCAAGGTAAATTATTAGAATCTAGAAATTCGGACTGGAAAGACGAGTTCATTTTGGTTTTACTTTCGGCGCCAATTGCGTTATTATCATGGGCAGTATTTTCGGATGATCCGAGCGCTATGGAAAAAATGAAATTGTTCTTTGAATATTTTTCACAGCTTCCATTTTGGTACCAAACAATTTTCGTGGGCGTCATTGCGAGCGTTTACGGACTTAAAGCAACTGATCTAATTAAGAGGAAATAATTATGAGAAAAAAATTTAATTTAGGTGGGTTAACAAAAAAACAAAAAACTTTACCACCAGAACTTCAAAAACTTATTAAAGGTAAGAAAAAAGACAAAAAAGAAAAAAAATCATCTATGATGATGATGGCAATGAAGGATAAAAGATAAATGAGAAATTATTATAAATCTGGTGGATCTGCATATCATACAACTAAAGAAGGCAAAAAAGCTAAAAAAGGTTTATGGTATAATATTGCTATGAAGAAAAAACGTGGAGAGAAGATGAGAAAGAAAGGTGCTAAAGGTGCACCTACAGAAGCTGCAATTAAAAAATCACAAGCGTAATGTTTAGAAGACAATTTGCATCAGGAAGTAAATCGCCAGCGTGGCAAAGAAAAGAAGGTAAGTCCGAGTCCGGTGGCCTGAACCAAAAAGGTGTTGCATCTTATAGAGCAGCTAATCCTGGTTCTAAATTAAAAACAGCAGTAACCACTAAACCATCAAAATTAAAAAAAGGATCCAAAGCAGCAAAACGTAGAAAG